CGCTTGGCATCAAGCTGACCACTGGCATCAACACCGAGAACTTCGGTGCCGCCACCCCGACCTATACCGAGGTGGTGAGCATGGAATCCAAGATCGCCGCGGACAACGCCGACATCGGCGCCATGGCATATCTGATGAATGCCACCATGCGCGGCAACCTGAAGACCAAGGACAAAGGTACCGATACAGGCGCCTATGTGTTCGAGCCTGGCGGCACTGTCAACGGTTACAGCGCCGTCGTCAGCAATCAGGTTGAGTCTGGCGACATCTTCTTCGCGGTGTGGAGCCAGCTGATCATGGCGATGTGGAGTGGCCTGGATCTGACCGTGGATCCGTACACCCACAGCACCAGCGGCACCGTGCGCGTGGTAGCTCTGCAGGATGTGGACTTTGCGGTCCGTCACCCTGAAGGCTTCTGCCGCGGCAACGACACTCTCTGATGTTGATCGAAATCCTTAAGGACACGTCCATCAGGGGCGTGGCTGTCAAGGCAGGGCAGGTGGTTGATACCGAGCAATCGGACGCCACCGCTCTGATCAACATGGGCAAAGCGCAGCCGGCTCCGATTGTGGAGCCGGCCCCGGCAGTTTGCCCGCAGCCTTCCCGCAAACCACCCCGCAAGAGGACCAATGGCAATCTTCCAACAGACACTTGAGAAGCTGCAGCACTTCACGCTGCTGGCTACTACCACCATCACCGCCACCGGCAACCAGACCGGCGTCGATCTCCTTGAGTACGACGGCGACGTTCAGATCATCCTGGCCGGCACTGCTGCTGGCGCCAGCGCTGATCTGACGTTCCGCATCGAGGAATCTGCCGATAACAGCACGTTCACTGCTGTCACCGGCGGCACCTTCACCGCCATCGGCAACGCTGCCTACAAGGAGGTGAAGACCTTCGATCGCGACAACCTGAAGCGCTACATCCGTCTTAGCTGCACGGCTGAGACCGGCACCGCTTCCAGCGCTGTTACCTGCTTCGGCTTCGGTCTGAAGAAGTACGGCTGATGGCGCTAACAGAGGACTTATCTCTGTTCCTGGCCGATTTCGGCGTCACTGTTACCAGTGGCGCCGTTACCGGCCTTGGCATCCTTGACATGCCTGGTCAAGTGGTTGCTGGTGAAATGATCATCACCACTGACTACAGGCTGACAGCAAAGACTTCTGAATTTGGCGGATTGATCTATGGCGCAGCCGTGACCGTAGATGGTATCAACTATCAGGTGCGTGATGCCATGAAGATTGACGATGGCGAATTCACCGAATTAATGTTGATGCGAGTTGCGCCGGAAAGCTCGGCAGCCGGCCAGGATCCACGACAGTTCGGGCTTGGCGACCTTGCCGATGTTGACGTGGCTGGCGCACAGGCTGGCGATGTGCTGGTGAATGATGGCGCAAACTGGGTGGATGGGCAGGACGATAATGGAACAGCGGTAGCGGTGGCACTGAGCTGATGGCAAAGACTCTCCTGTCCACTTACACCTTCACACCAGGCGCCGCCAATGCCGGCACCGTGGTGGTGCCTGGCAGTTACACGCTGGAGCAGTTCTTGCTGATCACGAACGTGACCAGCGGCACGATCCTGTATCAGTTCAACGTGCCATCGAAGGGCGCGGTGCTGACCACCGGCGGTGGCAACACGACGCTGACGCTTGAGTTCAGCACGCAGTCAATGAGCGCTGCGGACCGGCTGCAAGTGTTTGTTGACGATCCTGCTGCCGGCGGCGGCGGTGGTGGACTGACGGATACCCAGCTGCGCGCATCACCCGTTCCGGTGAGCGTGAGCGGTGTTGCCACAGCCGCGAATCAGACGACCGGCAACAGCAGCCTGAGCAGCATCGATGGCAAGGTGCCGGCCCTGGTGAGCGGCCGCCTGCCGGTGGATGGCAGTGGCGTCACGCAACCGGTGAGCGGTACGTTCTGGCAGGCGACTCAGCCGGTGTCAGGACCGCTCACGGACACGCAGCTCCGCGCCACCGCTGTGCCTGTGTCGGGCACATTTTGGCAAGCCACGCAGCCGGTGTCAGGACCGCTGACTGATACACAGCTGCGAGCTGCAGCGGTTCCCGTAAGCGGTACGTTCTGGCAGGCGACTCAGCCGATCAGCGGCAGCGTCTCGATCACAGGCACTGCTGCAGTCTCTGGCCCGCTGACCGACACCGAGCTGCGAGCTACAGCGGTGCCGGTGTCTGGCACCTTCTGGCAGGCCACGCAGCCGGTGAGCGCCAGCGCCCTACCGCTCCCGACTGGCGCTGCAACAGAGACGACGCTGGCAGCAGTGAACGGGAAGCTTCCGGCGCTGGACAGCGGCCGGCTGCCGGTGGTGTTGCCGGCTGGCGGTGGCGGGCTGACGGACACCGAGCTGCGGGCCACGCCTGTAGAGGTGATCAACACCAGCCCAGCATTCATGCGTGCGGGCTTTGCTGAAGTCGGCAGCGGGATCGTCGGCAAAGCGGCTGAGGAGTTCACCCTGCTGCAGACGGGCAGCGGCATGGCGGTGAACCAGTCGGCCGGGAACCTTGTCATCACGACCGGCACCACCGCCAACAGCGAAACGGTGATCCGCTCGATTGATACGTTCTCAGGCTCATTGCTGGCACGCCTGAAGGTGATCCTGTCTCAGAGGATCGCCAACCAGACATTCAGGTTTGAGCTGGCTGACCTCATTGGTGCGGCGCTGTCCTACACAATCAACAGCGCCACCAGTGTCACGGTTACTTTCCCCACCACCAACCCATTCACGGCGGCCAATGTCGGCCAGAGCGTGCGACTGTCGCAAATCACTGGTGCTGCTGGCATCCCAGGCCGCTATGCGATTGCCAGCGTCTCAGGGCTCACAGTCAACTTCACCGTTGCAGCGTGGCCGGCATCCGGTAGTGGCACCCTGACCCTGTACGGCTGGAATCACATCCAGCTGGAGTACAGCGGCACCACTGCGACCAATGCCAGCTTCGACGCACAGCGCCGTGGCTGGAACAGCGGCAACACCACCGCCACGATCAACACCACTGCATCGCCTGGCCATGTTGGGCAGATCAACTTCGACGTATTCACGGCCGCATTCTCTGATGCGCTGGTGGCCAGTAACACCGGCTACCAGTGGACAAACCGAGCCAGCAGGATCGAGAACGTCCCTGATCCTGAGACGGAGTTGTACCTGTTCATCGTGGTGCAGAACGGCAGCACTGCGCCGGCCAGTACCACCACACTGACGACCAGATTTATTCAGATTGAGGATCAGGGACGGCAGAAGATTCGAGTAGCGAGTAGCGATCCTGTTGGCAGCCATGCGCTGCCGGTGCAGGTGCTGGGCGGTGCGTTGGGCACCCAGCCGGTGAGCGGCACCGTCACCGCCAACATCGGCACAGGCACCGTTGCAGCCGTCACCTCTGCCAACCTGGCGCTGCCGGGCATCATCGCGGATGTGGCCTCAGCCGCGTTGACAACAACCACGACCACGGCGGCATTCACGCCGACGTTTGGCACCAGCTACAGCGTCAGCATTCCGGTCACTGCAGTCAGCGGCACCACGCCAACGCTGGATGTGGCGATCGAAGAATCCGACGACAGCGGCACCAACTGGTTCAAGGTCTACGACTTCCCGAGGATTTCGGGCACAGGCATCTACCGCTCACCGCTCATCAGGATTGTTGGCAACCGGGTGCGCTACGTGCAGACCGTGGGCGGCGGCACGCCATCGTTCACTAGGGCAATCAACCGTCTGCAGAACAGCAACAGCTCCGAAGCCGTGCGTCAGCTGATTGACCGCTCGATCGTGCTCACCACGCTCAACAGCACAACGCCAAGCCTGGACACCAGGGACGCCGGCAACCGCGCCCAGCTGGTGGTCAACGTCGGCGCAATCACGACCACGGCACCAGCGCTCCAGATGGAGGGCAGCGACGACAACGGCGCCAGCTGGTACGCGATCGGCACTCCGCTCACCGCTGTGGCTAGCTCCACGGTGCAGCTGACAGTGGTGGACATCAACGCAGCGCTGATGCGCGTCAGGGTGAGCACCGCCGGCTCAGGCGTCACCGCTGGCTACGTGATGATCAAGGCACACGACTGATGAGCGCACCGATTCGCACCAATACTCGCGCGGCATGGACGGCAGGGAATCCAGTCTTGCTAGATGGCGAGTTTGGCCGCGAATCAGACACCGGCAATATCAAGATCGGCAATGGCGCACAGCGTTGGAATCAGCTGGCGTATCACGGCTGCCCGGGATATTGGGGCAGCTTCTGGGATTCTACCTCGCAATATGTGGCGACGATCAACACGCCAACTGCGATCTTTCTGCGGTCTGGCGATCTTGCCAGTTACGGTGTTGCGATTGCGTCAAACAATCGCATCACGGTGCTGTATCCCGGCATCTATAGCATTACATTCTCTATCCAGTTCACCAATAGCGATAACAGCATCCATGACATCAACGTATGGCTGCGCAAGAATAACAGCGGCAGCAGCGGTGATGTAGCAGATTCAGATAGCCGCTTCAGTATCATCGCGCGGCATGGCAGCACTGATGGCAACGTGATTGGCACCGTCAACTTTGTGATGGAGCTGGCTGCCAATGATTACATCGAACTAATGTGGGCGGCAACCAATCTCAACGCCTACATCCACGCCGAAGCTGGCAATGCCACGCATCCGGCGATTCCGGGCATCATCTGCACAGTCACCCAAGTCGCCAGCGCCTGAACCATGACAACACGCCGCGAGAGCATCCTGGCCACTATTGCCTCATCACTGGCTGGTACGACAGGCGTCAGCACGCGCATCTACCGCAGCAGGGTGGAGCCGATCACACGTGGCGAGTCGCCGGCCATTGTGGTTGAGCCGATCTCGGACCAGGCCAATACCGACGTGAGCTTCTGCAAAACCGACTGGAGCCTGACGGTGCGGATCGCCGTGATCGTGCGCGGCGCGATCCCAGACCAGCAGGCTGATGCAACCATTGAAAGCTTGCACGCCAAGGTAATGGCCGACCAGACAGTTGGTGGCTACGCGATGAGCATTGAGCCGCGTGGCGTGCAGTTCGACATGGTGGAGGCTGATCAACCGGCTGGCGTGATCGCGTGCGATTACCTGATCAGGTATCGCACAGCAGTCGCTAATCTGGCAACAGGTTGATCATCGCTAGCATGTTGGATGAGCACCACGGCCAAGGCGGCTCCTACGTCTTGGATCCTGAAACCGGCGTAAGGCGTCCGGTAATTCCAAGCCAAACCGAGCCTATTACCGATGGCACTGCTGACACGCAAGCAACTCCTTCTCGTAAAAACCGAGGCAACGTACGCGACTGATTCCAGCCCGGCTGGGACGGATGCGCTGCTGGTCCGCTCGATTGATGTCACACCGCTTGAGTCGGATGTCGTCAGCCGCGAGTTGATCCGGCCATGGCTGGGCAACAGCGACCAGCTGCTGGCCAACCAGCGCGTGCTGATCAACTTCCAGATTGAGCTGACCGGCTCCGGCACTGCTGCTACAGCTCCGCGATTCGGCGCCCTGCTTAAGGCGTGCGGCATGGCTGAAACCACAACCAGCTCTGCAGTCACCGGCACCGCTACGGCAGGCTCTGCTGGCAGCATCACCCTGGCAGCAGGCGCCAGCGCTACGGATGATGCCTACGTTGGCATGATCATCAGCATCACCAGCGGCACCGGATCGGGTGGCAGCGGCGTGATCACTGACTACGTGGGCAGCACGAAGGTGGCAACGGTGCAGGCCACTACCGCCAGCTTCACGCCTGGCGCCAGCAGCAACTACAGCATCGCCGCCAACGTCGGCTACAAGCCAGTCAGCAGCAGCTTCGACAGCGTCACCATCTACTACAACAATGATGGCGTGCTGCATAAGGCCACCGGCTGCCGCGGCACATTCTCGCTGAGCGCTGAAGTGGGAGCAATCCCGACGATTGATTTCGAGTTCACCGGGATCTACAACGCACCGACTGACACGGCGGCGCCGGCCAGCACCTATACCGCACAGGCTGACCCGTTGATCTTCAAGCCGGGCAATAGCAGCACGTTCAGCTTCCTGAGCTATGCCGGCTGCCTGCAGTCGCTCAGCCTTGACATGGCCAACGAGCTGGTCTACCGCGAGCTGGTTGGCTGCACCAAGGAGATCATGATCACCAACCGGGCGCCATCCGGCGAGTGCATGATCGAGGCTGTGTCAATCGCCACAAAGGACTATTTCGCCATTGCCAACAACGACACCACCGGCGTGCTGACGCTGCTACATGGCACAACCGCTGGCAACAGAGTCTCGCTGGTGGCGCCAAAGGTGGACATCAGCAACCCGACCTATGCTGATCAGGACGGCGTGCAAATGCTGAACCTGCCCTACGTGGCAATCCCGACCGGCGCCGGCAACGATGAAGTCTCGATCACCTTCTCCTGATCCTGCATGGCATTTGTCCTGAAGAAGTCGGCCACCTACGAGTGGCCGGTGGTACTGCGCCTGCCGATTGATGGCGGCCGCTATGAGAAGCAGACCTTTGACGCGCGGTTCAACCGACTGGCGCAGACGCGGATCAACGAGATCCAGGACCTGTTCAGGGCAAAGCAGCGCGGCGATGATGAGATCGACCTGACCGATCAATCGGTGGCCGATGAGGTGCTGGCCGGCTGGATCAATGTGCAGGATGAGGACGGCGAGGACGTGCCATTCACTGCCGCCAGCAAGGCTGAGTTGCTGAATATCCCGGCAGTCGCCAGCGCCATTGTGGTGGCGTACTTCGAGAGCGTCACCGGCAACAAAGCAAAAAACTGAAGGACGCCGCTCAGTATTGGGTCAAGGGCGGCGTGATCGACAAAACCGCAGACGATGCCGCAGTGCTTGGCGTGGTTGGGTTTGAGCCCGGCCAACCCGAGCACTTCGAGGTTGAGCCTGATGCGTGGCCTGCGCTGATGATGTTCCTCGACTGCCAGACGCAATGGCGCACCGGCCCTGGCGGCCTGATCGGATTGGACTATGGCGCAGTGGCGTGGCTGTTTAGACTGCGGTCAGTGGCGGATGAATCTGCGATGTTGAGCGATCTGCAGATCATCGAGGCTGAAATCCTGCGACTGGCTAGCCGTGAAGCTTGACGCGATCCTCAAGGTAAAGGCGGATGTTCAAGGCCAGGGCGAGATCGACGGCCTTAGCCGCAGCCTTGGCAATCTGAACAAGCAAGCCGGAGCAACGGGCGGCGGGCTCGGCCGCATGGGGCAGGCTGCCAAAGGCGTCGGCGGATTGATGGGTGCTCTGCTGCCAGTTGGGGCGATCGCAGGGATTGGCGTGCTCGCATCCAAATCCGTTAACGCCGCGGATAATCTTTATGACCTGAGTTTGCAGACTGGCGTTTCCGTTGAAGCTTTGAGCAAATTTAGTGGCGCAGCAGAAGACAGCGGCACCAGCGTAGACGCAGTAGCTAAGGGGTTAGGCAGATTAAACCGAGGACTGGCGGCCGCTGGCACTGAATCCAAATCCTACGCAAATGCAGTCAAGGATTCGTCTAGATCTGCAGAGGAAGCGGTTAAGCGCAGCGAACAACGTCAACTTGAAGCGGTCCGCGAAACCGCAAGGCGCAAGATGGATTTGCTGCAAGATGAAACAGACGATAGGTTGCGCGAATTGAACCGCCGCTATAGAGACGAGCAAACATTGCTTGATGATCGATACGACGATCAGGCAGATAGAGAACAAGAGGCCGCCGATAATGAACTTAGGCAACTGGAGCGCAACACACAGGCGCGCACTGATCAGATTCGTAAATCAATTCAGAACGACAAGTCATTATCAGATAGCGCACGCGACCAACGATTGGCGGCACTCAGCATTGAAGAAGAAGATGCACTGCGTAATCTGCGCGATGGGTTTGAAGACCGACAGAAGTTGCGTGATCGGCAGTTGCGTGATGCCAGGAGGATCGAAGAGGATGCGCTAAATGAGCGCAAGCGAGTCGAGGAAGAAGGGATCAGGGCAGTATTTGAAACACAGAAACGAGAGACTGAGAAAGGCCTTGAATCGCAGGTACGTATCGTTGAGCAGTCCGCACGTGAACAGATCGCTGCGTTGGATGTCAGCACAAAAGGCGTGGCCGCAGCCTTGGCTGAGATGGGTATTTCCACTGTGGACGCAGCGGGCAAGACCAAGCCGGCTAAGGTCATCTTCGATCAAATTGCCGATAGCTTTGCTGCTATGGAAGATCCGGCGAGAAAGGCGGCGCTGGCACAGTCGCTATTCGGAAAGGGTGGCCAAGATCTCATCCCCATGCTTGAGATGGGCAGCAAAGCAATCAACGCATACGAGGCGACCGTCAGCACAGACATGGCAAAGGCTGCCGACAAATTCAACGAGTCACTTTCCGCCATTAGCCGCAGCCTTGGCGGACCATTCAATGAAGCAGTCACAGCACTGCTGCCTGCTATTACAAGCATCGCGCAAGGCATTGTCGGCATCATCAAAGCGTTCACGGCACTGCCGCGGCCGGTGCAGGTTGCGCTGCTAGTGATCGGCGGATTGCTCACAGCGCTGGTTGCATTGGCGCCTGCAATCTCGGCCATCGTCTCGATCGGCAGCGCGATTGCTGGCCTGTTCGCAGCAGGTGGCGTACTGGCCAGTGCAGGCAGCATCATTGCTGGCATTGCCACGGCGTTTATCGTCCTGATCACTGGGCCGGTTGGCATCGTGGCGCTGCTGGTTGCAGCTGGCGTTGCGATCTACGCATTTCGCGATCAGATTGGCGCAGCCTTTAAGGCGGTAGTAGATTTTATTGGCGGAGCCTTTAACAAGATTGGTGAGCTGTTAAAGGCTGGCGCTCAGGCTTACATGAATTACTACGTAAAGCCCATCCTTGGATTCTTCAAGGGGCTCTACAATGGCGCAGTGGCTATCTTCGGCAAGATCGGCAGCGCGATCGGCAAAGCATTTGAGGCAGTAGTTGGCACGATCAAGAATGTCTTTCGCAGCGTGCTGCAGTATTTGGGGGACCGCGTGAACTTTGCGGCAGGATTGATCAATGTGCTGATCAAAGCGTTCAACAAGCTGCCGGCGCCCGATATCCCGTTGATTCCGCAACTCACGGTGCCGGCCTTTGCGCAGGGCGGTGTGGTGAACCGGCCAACGCTGGCGATGGTAGGCGAAGGCGGCCAGCGCGAGTACGTGGTGCCTGAATCCAAGATGGCCGCGGCCAGTAGCAACTTCCTAGCAGGCGCCCGTGGTGGCGCAGTGCTGGCTGGCGCGGCATCAGGCGGCGGAGCGCCGACAATCAACATCACCACCGGCCCAGTGATGGAGTTCGACGGCCAGCGCTACGTCACCGTGACCGACATGGAACGTGCCATGCGAGCGACCGCCGAAGGTGTGCTGGGCCGCATCCGCACGCCAGCAGCACGCACTGCGCTGGGGATCCGCTAACCAATGGCACGCGCTCAATCCCAGTACCTCAGGATCTATGACAGCGCCGGCGTCTCCTACACCCGCTGGCAGTCCTACTACGCGCACGCCACCGTCACATGGAACAGCGCACAGTGGAACTACCAGCCGTTTGAGGCTGATGGCATCACGGCAGGACAAACCGGCGATGAGAGCGGCATCAGCATCACGCTGCCAGCCACCAGTCTGGTAATGACTGCAGTCACCACCGCGCTGCGTGATGCCCGCCTGGTGGAGTTGCTCATCTACCAGTTCGATCCCGTGCTGGGCAATCTCACGCCACAGACCGGCCAGGAGCTGGTCGCGCAGTACAACGGCGAGCTGGTGAGCGCCAATGGCAGCTTCACTTCAATCACGATGCAGCTGGGCACCAGCCTGGCGCCGGTTGGAGCGCAGATCCCACCGCGCACATTCACCACGGCATTGATTGGCAAGGGGTGCAGGCTGTGAACATCATCACCACCGCTGACCCGCTGGCGTTATTGGCTATCGAGGCAGGGCAGGTTCAGCCGCCACTGAGTGAAGGCGCTGCTGAAGGCTCCAGCCAACTGGACACGCAACAGCGCTCGATCGTGATTGGTGAGCCGGTGCCGATCGTCTTCTGCCGCCGCGATGAAACCAACGGCACCGGCGGTGTTCTGATCAGCCCTGGTGCATCTGAATGCCGGTTTGAAAACGACATCACCAACAACGTCACGGCCTATTACCACCTCGTCTTGAGTGAAGGGCAGATCGGCAGCATCCAGGTGCGCGACATGTTCCAGCGCAGTTGCAGGGTTGGCAGCTTCAGCCAGACCTACAACCGCCGCGCTGGCACCTGGACACCAGGCAACGTGATCGTGGCCCGCGCAGGCTACACGATGCCTGAAGCCAGCTACTACTGCGGCACCGTAGGCGTCTATTCCGACATGAGCACGCTGAGCTTCAGCGTGACCATCCCGAACGGCTTCGACCAATGGAACCGTCAGGTTCATTGCTTCATCCGCAATGGAATGATTGTCACCCGGCTGGTAGATAACGTCACCGGATCAAGCAACAACTATGCCGACCTTGTGCACTGGTGCCTGATCAATAGCAGCAAGATTCCGAGCACGCTGGTCGATACAACGGCACTAACGCGAGCGGCCAATTTCTTGAACACCAATCGCTTCAACTGTGATGTCAATCTGAAAGAGAGCACAAACCTACCAGACCTTCTGGCAAGATTCTCGCCTTACCTCTTGGTGACTGAAACCAGAAACCTAGGCAAACGTGGCTTGCGACCACTGCTGCCAATCAATAATGATTACACAATCAATACAGGCTCTATCAACTGGGAATTTACGTTTACAGAGGAGCACGTACTGCCCGGCAGCTTTGAGATTACTTACACCCCATTGGCAGATCGCAAGCCGTTCTGCGCTCAAATGCTTTGGCGTCAGCAGCTGACTGATGACTTCGGCATCATCCGCACCGCTGAAGTGCGCTATGGCCAGACGGCATTAAATGGCCCGTTTGAGCAGCACGACATGAGCGCGTTCTGCACAGTCGAGAATCATGCCGTGAAAGCTGGCGCCTACATCTTGGCCAGGCGCAAGTACATCACCCATACACTGCGCTTCTCCTGTCGCCCTGGTGTCTTCAACACTCTGCTGGAGCCTGGCGACATTGTGCGGGTGACACTGACCCGTGCTGCCAGCGGAACAGCAAGCGTCGATCATGACTTCCTGTATGAGCTGAACCGTGTGACCAAGACACTGCGCGGCGATCTGACACTGGAGCTGACGCACTTCCCGGTTGACAGCCAAGGCCGCAGCTTGGTGGCTGTTGATGTGGCAGCAGCCGTTGGGTCAGGCGTGGTGCTAACCAGCAACAAGAGCGGCGTCGGCTGCGACATCAACAGCAGCACAGATACCAGCGTGCCAGCTGAGACGTTCACGAATGGCACACCACTCGACTTCGGGTCAAGCCTGACAGGTGGCATCGAAGCACCTCCTGGTGCTGCAGAGACAAATCCACCGGATCCGTATGAGCCGCAGCCGTTCCTGTCGTACAACGGCACCAGCAGCACCGGCACCGACCCGATCGGCCAAGGCACGCTGATCAGGCCCAATGCTCCCTGCCCTGGTGGTGGCGTTGCCGTTTCGTCCTGGTATGTCAATGGCGTTCTGGTATCGCAGATTGACGTGGCAAACAGCACGGTGCTTTACATCGACGAAACCAAGCTCAATCAGCCTGGAACGCCACAGCTGCAGCTGAGCGGCTCTGGCGGTGACCCCGGCAGCTTTGTGGCATTCGGCAGCAACGGCGATGAGTATTTGAATGTGATCGAATGCGTAGATGGCACCAAGAGCAGCAGCAGCGCAACAATGGGATCAGGAACAGTCGCTGGTGGTGGCGGTGGTGGTGTGTTGACCTTTGAATCAGGATTTGGCGTCAGCTGCTTTTATCCGCTTGGATCAAGCAACGGCCAATACACAATTACAAGCTATGGCGAACCGATGTGGATAGGGTCATACGATCCAGGCACTGGAACGCGAATCATGCTGAAACGAGACAGCGCAGGAGCTATTCAATCGGCATTTGTATTGACACCGCCGCTTGGCCCGCCGCCTAGTTTGACAACGCCGAACTACTGCAGATTCGACGGTGGAACCGGTGGCTTGCCAAATGAACCGTGGACTGCCACTCCAATCGTTACGCTGAAGAATGCCAAGCTTAACGGTACGGTCGTTATCGACTACACAACAGTCTGATGGAAAGCCGTCTCGCTATCTGCAAATCCTGTGAGCAGCTGCTACTGCCGCAGTGGCAGTGCAAGATCTGCGGCTGCCTGATGCAGCTCAAGGCACGCATCCCGATGGCTTCCTGTCCTTTGGGTAAGTGGTGACATGGCAACCTTCCCTGCGCTAGCACCCAGCAGCCGCACCTTCACGCCAGGTGACTACCCACACTCAGCGTTTACAGTGCTTGGCGGCCAGCAGGCCAGGGTGCGGAACAGCACCGTCATGCTGTCCAGCCAGCTGAGAGTGAGCTTCATCGCTATCACCGAAGCTCAGATGCTGTCAATCCTGAGTCACTACAACGGCCAACAGGGCAACTACCTGTCGTTCGACATTCCATCCACGCTGCTGTCAGGCGTCACGGCCGCTGACTACACACTGTCCGGCTACGCCTGGCGCTACATCGAACCGCCACAAGTCGAGGACTTTTGCGGCCCACTGCACAATGTCACGCTGACACTGGAATCTGTGCCAGGCGAAGGCGCCACGGTGGGCGGCTTGGAGCTACAGATCACATGCACGCTCGCAGCGGGCGCAGCCTTTGGTCAGCCAAACAGTCCGGTCGCCGCTGGGTTCACGCTGCAGGTCGTGGCCATCTTCGACGGCGGCGCGTTTACCAATGGCACGGACGTGCAAACCAGTCGCCGGGATTGGACGATCCTTGCAACCTTCACGCCAGGTGCAGCTGATGGCAACCTAACCAGCGGCGGTGCGCCGTATTGGCTGGACTGGGAATGGCAGGCCAGCGACATTCTGCCCTTCTAGGCTTTCTATACTGAAAGCAGGTAAGGCGTTGCCATGGCTGCACCAAACATCAAATCAGGCAGCTCCGTCACAACCGTCACCGGCAAGACGGTTGGCTATGCCGTCACCACCTCGATGGCTGCAGCGCTGAGCAACGCTGGCAGCAGCGGCAAGGTGCTGAAGGTGAACTCGGTGTACTGCGCCAACGTGGACGGCACCAACGCAGCGGACATCAGCCTGGAGCACTACAACGGCACCACTGGGTTTTCCATCGGCAAGACGATCACGGTGCCACCTGATGCCACGCAGGTGCTGGTAACCCGCGAGGCATACATCTACCTGGAGGAAGGCCACAGCCTTCGCGCACAGGCCAGCGCTGCCAGCGACCTGGAACTGGTCATCAGCTACGAGGACATCAGCTGATGCTCGGCTTCAACGGCGGTTTGATGGGCATCAGGCGCACGCCAACAAACGAGGCAGCATCTGGGCTGTGGTTTCAGAATGAGCAGAGCGTGGCAGAACGCGCTGGCATTTGGTATGGGGATCCTTATTTTTCCGATGTTTCTCTGCTGCTGCACATGGACGGCAGCAACGGCAGTACGACGTTCACTGATAGCAGTAGCAACGCAGTCGCAGTCACAGCCAACGGCAACGCGCAGATCAGTACAGCACAAAACAAATTTGGCGGATCATCTGGATCTTTTTCTAGCGGTTACATTATTACCCCAGCAAGTAGCCTTTTCAATTTTGGCACCGGCGATTTTTGTATTGAATTTTGGTGCTATTTCAACAGCGTTGCATCCAACCAACGTGTTGGCGGTGGAGACTTGCAGGCAGGTGGCGCATTCAACTGGGCAATTTACACTACCTCGTCAGGCCAGTTGGACTATTACCTAGGAACAGGCAGCACTTGGGACATAGCAGCTGCTAAGTCAATAGGTGCTATTTCTACGGGCCAGTGGTATCACGTCGCCCTTGTGCGAAATGGCACCACGTTTAACGGTTTCCTCAACGGAGTGTTTGGCGACATCACTACATCTTCAGCCGCCCTGGCTGCTAATTCAACAAACGGCGCCTTCTTTGGTACACAAGCAACGTCATACTTTGACGGGTATCTTGACGAGATCAGGGTTACAAAAGGTGTCAGTAGGTATGCGGCCAATACCAACTTCACGCCACCCGCCGGACCATTCCCGAACAGCTGATGCTCTACTCCCACCGCCAAGCCACCCCAGCACCCCTGCCGCACCGGATCCGCTTTGCGGACGGCAGCACCCGCACCGACCGCGCCACCTTCACGCCTGACGAGCTGGAGCGTGCCGGATACTCCGGCCCCCACCATCGCCCCGACTGCAACCCGAAGCTGGAGACAATCGACTGGGACGGCAGCGCCTTCGTC